AGCACCAGTAGCAGTAGGAGGTAAAAGTGCCGGCATGAAGGGTGGTATGTTTGCCACATTTGGTGCTCTGTTGAAGGAGGCACTTGTTCCTCTTGGTTTACTGGCTGCTCAGCAAGCATATGGCAAAACATATGGAAAGAAACGTCACAGTTCTGGTTCTCACACTAGAAAGCATAGACGATAATTCTCTTATTATAGTTTAATAGTGCTATATGTGTTGTCTTTATTGATATACACGAACCTAAAACTATGAAATAAATAATGTATAAAAAGATTTAGATATTATTTATTATAATAAAATAAGCATAACATATTTTTGTATAATAATATACAAATGGCGGCACAATATCCTAGCAATATAGAAAAATCTATTCAGTCGTGGGTTGAACTAGATAATGATTTGAAGAAGATAAATGATAAGGCAAAAGATATTCGGACACGTAAAAACGATTTAGAAGATAAGATTATGGATTATGTTCAGGAAAATGATATGAATAACAACTTTATAAATATTTCCGACGGTAAGCTTAAATTCTGTGAAACGAAACAGACGTCACCTATTACATTGGGTTTTTTAGAGAAATGTTTAGGAGAGATAATCGCCAATCAACAACAAGTAAAGCAGATTCTCGAATATATTAAAAATAAACGCGAACAAAAGGTTGTCCCAGAGATAAAGAGATATTATAACTAGTTTTTCTCTTTTTTGACCTTATAATATAATAATGTTAAATAATATAAAATATATTTAACATTATTTATATACATATTATAGGTAAATAGAAATAGTATTGAATAACATATAATGGACCAAACAGGAGGAAAAGCAAGTATCTTACCACTTAGAGCAAGCGATCTTGTGTTTAATAGAAAATATGATGGAATTATGAGTGGTGGATACAAAGTAAGCAATGCACTTCTTAACTCGACATTGAATGTTCAATACGGTGGTGGTGGAGGTAGACAGCTAACTAAGGATAGAAAAACAAGTGAATATGATATAAAAACGGCAAAACTTATGGAAGATTTAATAGTTCCATCAGGTTTATATTATTGCCACCCTATAACAAAGCATAAGGTTTTCAACCATAAGGTTTCGAAAAAAGTAAAAGCAAGTGATAGTGATGATGAATATGAAGGTGACGACAATATTATTGATGAATCTTTATATGATAAATTACTTGAACAAGTATCACCAGATTCACGCAGAAAATATGATAAGAAGACGCGAAAGGTTCGCAACACTCCTTCGAAATCCAAGGTTGGAAAAAAGGATGAAACAGCAAGCGCGGGAGATAATGCGAAAATAGATAGGAAAAATAAGAAAACCAAAAAGGTCAGATTTGCTGAATAAGTAATAATTATAACAACATATCACGATATGAAAAATATATATAATTTACACATAGATAATATATAATTTACACATAGATGATATATAAATTATATATAGTATGTAATTAATGTATCTTTATCATCCTAAAATACTCCAACTATTATGATTAAATGGTGATAACAACATCTCGGGAACGCGTTTCTTCCAGTAGTCCAGTTTCTTCTGTAATTCAATATCTTTCATACTTGTCGGATAAATCGGGGTATTCTGCATCGCATTCTGTTCTGCGCTAGTGATAATCGGTTTATATCCGTAACAATTCACACCAAATTTCACATTAGGATTATCAATACGTCCACCATTTACACCAGGGCGTCCACAGTCATCTTTGTGACCTTCTATGGTCTGTAATTTATCCCACGTTTTTTGCTGTGTAGGAAATAATGCCATTTGATCATCAGACCACCCATAGTTACACCATTCGCCACCCTTGTTATATGTTGCCTCAACCTGACTATACGTGGCTAAATCAGCACCATATGCCATACAAATTGCCTTAGCATCTTCATATGTAAATCTATTATCAGGAATATTATAAACCTCCTTTTCTATTTTTAATTCAGGAACTACATTCTCTTGTGGAGGTTCCTGAACGGTGACATCGACTTTTGGTTGATCGCTGAAAATATCTTTAATAGATGCTGTAACATTTACATTAAAAAAGTATTGAAAACCGTTTATAATCAAAAGAATAACGAAAATACTCCATAATATAATTTCAAGTGTTCGTTTTCCACCTGATTCTATTCCGGAACTTGATCCAGATGATCCACCGCCGCCGCCGCCGCCGCCTCCACTATTATTTCCTAAAGATGAAAATAATACATAATATAAACTCATTATAACAATAAAAGAAAGCAAAATAATAATACGGGTAGAAACAGACGAAGAATCCAGACTCTTTTTACCTGAAGTAGCTAATTCACTTATATATGTTAGCGGGTCTCCTTGTATTCCCGATAATGAATTATAACTTATACTCATTTATTCTATATTTAATATATATATATATATAATTCAATTAAATTTTTTTTTCCTATAAAAAAGACAATATGGTGTATTTCCGCTAATTATATTATCAGATATTAAAATCTCTTTTACTTGCGTATCATTAAAGTTATACCATTTTCCATTTGAATTTTTTATAGTTGCGCTATAATGCCCGCCATCAATTTGTCCGTGATGATTACAAATCGCATATAAATCATAGATAAATGTTTCCTTGGCATATCCTTCAACATATTTTGAGAAATCTACATTATTTATGGGAATATCTATAAATTGTTGATTCTTTTTCATTCGCCCTGTGGCATAAGATATAATAAATCGCTTAATATCTATAATCATAACATTAGGCAAACTCCAAAATAATAGGCGTTTATGAACATTTTGTTTCTTTTTTTCAGTTTCATTGAACCACGCATTTTCTCCTTCTAAAGATTCCCGTTCGCAATGTTTATCAAAACAGTCGAACAATGTAACATTTTTATCTATCCTTTGGATGCGTAATTCTTCTTTTGTTGGGATTGGGAGATGTATTAGCATATATGGTTCAGGGCGTATACTTAGATAGCTTGAGTCCTCGGAATTTATCTGATATGGTTGGCCTGGTATTTCGACAGGAATAGGCGTCAAAACAGATACGTGTATTCCGAAGAATATGTTTAAAAATTCAGAGTAGTCCTTAGTGTATTGTGTTTTCATCATTTCATAACAAGCTTTCCCCATTTCGTCCTTTTTTGTTTTAATATTTCCTTTAATATCCATAATTACTTCGCGTGTCAACGCGTTATGAAACGAGTCGAACAAGAAAAGTAGGAACTCTGGAAGATCATTTTGTGACCAACCTGTAAACAAATCACGATTTGTAATTTTCGCAATACGCTGAACAGTGTTAATAAAACGACCAGGTGAAATAACGCAATTTTGACTCCACATTAGTTTTCGTAGATCATCCCATTCGACTAACAAAACAGATTCTGGTTTATTACTTAAATGTTTTTTATAATCCGCTTCTCCCTTTGATAGAAAGTCATTTAATTCATATGTATGTGAAAGACACTGCAAACAGGCATTCGCAAAACAAGTATTGCCTAGATTGGCTAGACCGGTTATACCCTTTCCACTATATTTTTCAAATCTAGTTACATCTTCCGTTTTTTTTTGTGAATCTGTCATTATTATATTTAAGATGAATAGTGATTTTTATATGTTGCTAGTGATATACTATTGTTATTATTTAATAGTATTTAATATTTAAACATATATAATATATATAATTATATTTGTCACATATTTGTTATATCAATATAGTACAAGGTAGTAAAATGAATAATGATACAGGAAACGTAAATAATACGAATAGGATAAATCATATTGCTCACGATAATCCTGCAAGAGGATATAGTGCTCGCCATTCGACATTTGATAGTCCTTTTAATATGGATTTCGAGTATGGATACATAACAATGATGACTAATTTTACTGCATTTGTCGCAAGGGCACAAGATATGTATTCACGTATGGAAGAGGGGTTTTCTGATTTATTGGAAACACAGAGGGAAAGAAGGATACAGTCATATATGAGGAGGAGAAGGAATAATCTTAATGCGTTAGTGACGGCTGTGGATGATGAGATGGACAATAATTATAACTCTCAGGAATCACATAGTTCTTATAGAAGACGAGATCCTCGTATTTATATAAATGACGATGACGATAATAACGAGGAAAGGGCGACAGGTGATACAGATGAGAATGTAGAAGAGGGTAATGCGACAGAAACGGGAGAAAACCATAATTCTTCAAACAATACGAACAATGCGAACAATACGAACAATGCTAACAATACGAACAATACGAACAATGCGAACAATGCGAACAATGCGAACAATGCGAACAATGCGAACAATACGAACAATGCGAACAATACGAACAATGCGAACAATGCGAGACAAAGACAAAGAGATAGACAATTAAACAGAGGTGGATTATTTGATATGGGTAATATTTTATATTCAGTAGTTCCAAGAACAGTAATTATTGATCCGAACACTAGTGGATTAAGAGTGCCAGCTCAAAATAGAGGTATCACTATTCAACAAGTCGAAGAACATACTGAAATAATTAATTATAATTCAATACCATCTAATGAAATATTAAATACTGAATGCCCTATTTCAATATCTCCTTTTAATAGTGACTCTGTTGTTTTAAGACTTAAGCGATGTGGACATTGCTTTGTGCCATTTCGTATGATGGCGTGGCTTGAAACACATTCTACGTGTCCTTTATGTCGTATTTCGGTTGTAGAACCCGCGATAGCAACAGGATTAGATGCAGGGGCAGGAACAGGAGTAGGAACAGGAGTAGGAATAGGAGCAGGAGCAAATGCTGGTGCTGAAAACGTTAGACAAACATCCACTTCAACAGATAACCCTACTAATATGACAAATATATTCAATAGCTTTCGAGATAATCTGGTAAACAGTTTAAATACTATGGCAACATCAACATCAACATCAACCGCAACAGCAACGGCAACTACCGCGACACCCATACACACAAGCAGTTCCAATAACGCCGCACAACTATTAAACCAGTTATCAAATCTATCTATTGATAATGTAAATGATGATTCAATTATGTTTTCGTTCGATATGCCACATAATTCTAATACATACGAGTCACAATTAAACGACTTAAATAATTTAAGTAGTTCATATATCATTCCTCAGTTATCTCAACTGTTTTCGAATACACTAGGAAGGACAGCGCCAAATAGAGCACAAACTAATGACAACTCTGGTAACAATAACTATAATAATACAAATAATAATAATAATAATGATAATGATAATGATAATGATAGTTATGATAACAATATGGATTTAGATTAATAAGGAATCTACCGATAATAAATATATAAATATATAAAAAATTGAATTATATTAATCGATATAATTTAATAAAGCAAAAAGTGTAACAAAGGTCTCTATCTTCTATCTTCTATCCTCTATCTTGAATAATAATGCCCAAAAGCTCATTCTTTATGTATCCTAGAAATGATGATGATTTCGGTTTTAGTTGGGGTATCGGCTTTGAATTGAAATGGGATTCGTGGTATGGATGTCTACTAAAAGGAATATTCAATGTTATCGCGTTCATAATTACAACATTATATTCAGTGATTGGATACTACATTATGTGGATTATATTACATTATTCTGCCTCGAATCTATATCCAGTGTATTGTGTTCCCTTAACTATCACTGGGTTTCTATTGTCACCTTTTATGATATCCGCACCACAATGTATTGCTATGCGATGGTTAATTACTGAAGGTTCAAATGTAATCGTAACAATGTGGGTTGTTATGGGAACATACGCGATTCAACTTATGATCAGGAGGTAGAATACTATTTTAGTAGATAGATTATTATATTATCATATTGTTAGACTATTATATTATTAGATTATCATATTATTAGATTATCATATTATTAGATTATTAGATTATTATATTATCATATTATCGAATATATTATATATATTTTTATATATGTATTATATATCAATAATACCAAATATATATAATATATTAAATATACACAATGTGGTTTAATGAAAATGATATATTAAAACATTTCTCTACTTTTTCTTCGCGCATAATAGAGTTACCTGATTTAAATGGTTATGTCCTCCCACACGCTGGCACCGAATATACAGGACAAATCATTGCACACACGATGCGTTTTAAACCTACAAAGCGTTTTTCAAAAGTATATATACTTTTTTATCCAGCTAAATCCGATGAATTGCATAAGACAGCTCACGAATATGAGGTTCCATACAAGTCATGTTTAACAGTATTTGAAAAAGTATGGAAAATAAATACGCGCAATATAGAATTTATACCATACAATATTGTAACAACGACATTGCCAAGATTAACGCGTGATGAATACCGCAATTCACTCGTAATTGTATCTGCAGATTTTTCACACTTTTTGGATTTACAAACAGCATATGAAGCAGAGAATTGTGCCGCGAATGCTATTATACATAATGCCAGCCCTCCCCCGAAATGTACCGACATTGTGGATCATAGTGATACATTTACGCGGTTATATTCTTTTTTACCTTCGACAGCGCGACCGGTGCTTCAGTGGGTAGGGCGGACGCGAAGTCCTGGTGCAAAAGGTGTTGGATATTTGTCTTTCTTGTTGCGAAGGGAACATATCGTAGGTGACAACAACAGTAAACTTCCTAATGGAATGTTTGTTACATGTTATGACGCAAATATGACAGCACGTGAGTGTTTGGGGAAATGGTTTGATGTAAGTGGTTACGGCCGCGGCGGCAAAAAATGGACAAAGAAGGAGGAAGAAGAACTTATTGCTGACGTTGTTCGTAAAGGGCAATCTAATAGTCGTCTTACAGGAGGCCGTGTTCACGACTTGAATGTGCCAATAAAATACTGCACAGTTACATACTTATATAGAGATCCAAATATAGCACCTCAAAATTTTATACGAGGATGGCACGGTCTTATGGGTAGTGCTTTTTACCTTCCTGAAGTATTTTTGGAACATACTTTTGATAATGGAAAATGGATCAAGACAGGGGATAAAGAATGGCTACAAGATTATAATTTTAGACTTGATGATACATTAGATAGCTTAGATCATAAAGCAGGCGTTCCTATAGGAACAAGTAGTAGTGGCGAAAAAAAAATTTATACAAGCGCCTTACGTTATATTAGACTGTAAATATATAATATAATATTATATATATTATATATTGTATACTGTATATTGTATATTGTATATATTGTATATATTGTATATATTGTATATATTGTATATATTGTATATATTGTATATATTGTATATATTGTATATATTATATTGTATATTATATATTATATATTATGGATTTATGCGACGATTTTTATAATGAAAGAATAATCTGTAAAGACTTAACTGAAAAAGGAGAGTTAACTAGATATATGACAACATTACTTGTATTTTATATATTATTTATATATTGTAAAAATGGCTTTATTAAAAAATATATTTATTTGATATTACCAGTAGTATTAATGTTATTAGATTCTGTAGATGGTAGGTTTATAAAATTATTTATAAACAAAAGTAATAATGTAAAACATCTTAGATGTACTGGTTTATTTAAATATCAAGATTCAGATAAGATATGCGATTCATTTTCATATTTATTGGCATATATATTTTTGACAAAATGCTTTAAAGTAGATAATATTTTACTTTTTTTAATTTTGTATAGAATTATCGGCGTAATATTGTTTAGTATTACTAAAAATAGTGTATGGCTTGTATTATTTTTTGATTTTATAAAAGAATATTTTATTTATTTATTTATTTTTAGTAATAATTATATGTATATTCCATTATTTGTATTGGGTAAGATCGTTTTCGAATATTATTGGCACACGATAAAAAATAATTATGAATATTCATTAGAACCAACTAATTATACAGAGTCAGAGGTGCACAACTACTGTAATGTAATGAATTAACAAAATAATGAATTAACAAAATAATATATTAATAATTAAAAAACAATTAATATATTATATCATAGGGTGTCATTTACGTCTTCTTCTTGAAGAAGCTCATTATATTCTGATTCCCCTTGGTTGAATTATCTATCTCTATCAAATATTCGTCAAACAATATCTTCTTCACTTCCTTATTTCGCAATTCTGTTATCTTCTTTTTCACTTTCTCCTCATCCTCGCCATCTATCAACTTATCCGTCCACGCATCCATCGACCGCTTCAATGCCGGCACCTGTCTCTTATAACTCGGAATATTCTCCAACACAAGCGCAAACACCTGCTGTATCGGTTTCATAATCTGATTTGTAATATAGAAAGCATAATTCGGTTTTATTTTATTCGCTAGGATATAGTCAGGGTGTTCGATTCGTTCACCTTGTAGCGCCTTCTTATCCGGATTCTGAATATATACAAATGGTATACGGTCTCCTATACTTGGTTTATTTCCCGGATCGCGCTTGCCCATACGGTCTGCTAATACTTTATGCGCGATTTGTGCCGGGTTCTTATATCCACTTCGCAGAGACTTTGTTATGATAAGCTTATCCATCGGAACCTTTTCATCTACTAAATTTTGTAATGACGATTTGAGAAATGTAATTGCTGTCTCGACATTTTGCTCCTTCATCAAAATATCGATTACGCCTCCATAGATATCCTTTACAATCGGCGCATTATCTCGTCGCTTCAATACAATACCCATACTTTTGCGTTTCGGTTTTTCCGGCTTGTCTTCATATAACATTCCAATATATCGCTTCTTCGAAAGGAGGCAAAATGGCATAAGTGTCTTCTCATATACCCACGCGTGCGGAGGCTTCAGGAATTTTGTAGCAAGGTGTCCGACCTCCTTCGCGAACTCGATCGTAATCTCTAGTGCATCCTTTCCACGAATCGGTGTTCCGTCTGATGTAGCTAGATTAAATGTGAAGAATACGGAATCCGTGTCACCATATATATACTCAGCTTTTGTATTTACAAATCCGAACTTTTTCGACTCTACTTTTGCGTCCCCATATACCTCCTCTACAATCCGTTTCCCATATGTAAGCAACTTCCTCCCTGTCGCCGTAGTAGATGCCGCAATATCTACATCATAAAATGTGCTCGTTTTCGCACCACATTGTCCATATAGCGAATTGGCTGTTACCTTATAACCAAGCTGCCGTTTATCTAAAATATTTGCCATAAAGGGGTCCTCGGTTGCTTCTGCCATTTTACGCGTTGCTTTACGAGCGGCCAATAGTTCCTCAAGCACAGTTGGCATAATTGCCTTGATTCCATCTTTGGGTTGAGCAAATCGGCAAATCTTTGTCCCATTTCGTGTCTTGATTGCGCGCCCTCGATGATTCGGAACCCACTTATATGTATCATACGTCACATCTACATATTCATATCCAGGCATATTATCATATATATAATTTCCAGACGGATCTTTCACGCCGGTTTCGCGAACCAATTGTCCCACCAAATCAAATTCCCTCGTCCATACCTTGCTATCGTGTGACAAATTCTCGCTAATCATTGAGGATGGATACAGTGACGAATAATCGAGACAGGCGACAGGATTGTCAAGATACAAATTACATTTCGGCGGGAGACAAATAGCGCCTTCATAACTCTCATTCCCAAATGAACGCTCAATAACCGGCATAAGCGTGCGCTTCTCGCGGCATTTCTTCGCAATAAAGCTGGTGAGCTTGATGCTTTGTCCACGCAAAACGAGGAAACTAATCGGGACGCTACAGATTTTCGCCATCTCAATATAACCAGTCATAACATCGATTTTGTTCATAAGATGATGAACCAAATTACAATCCTGAATACAGTATTTTGCAATAATCGCGCGCTCTGCCGGGCCTTCATTTGTCATTTTGAAAATATCTTGCGGCGTCACATCATCCTTAGCCAGACCCCAGCGCACCGATTTTTTCATATCTGGTTGTTCGTGTCCTTCAATCTCGAATGTTTTTTCGACTAGGTTTAAGTTGAGAACCTTGAACTTCGCACCATCCTTATATGTATCCGTCGAATGACTCGACTCCTCGAAGTTAATATAATTCCCATTTTCAAGACCCATCAAATTCGAGCTGCTGATTCTCGTATTACCGCTAGGAAGATGCTCCAATTTTTTCACGCCATCGCCTATGAAATAACCAGCACAATAATCCAATTTATATGACGTAAGATTGAAATCGCGGCGGAAATAATTATACAAATCTATTTGTAGTCGTCCTGTCATATCGATATAGTGTAGATCATGTTGTCCACTCGCAATTACAATACTGCTTTCTTTAATACATACTTTGCCTGTAGTATAGTCACGCGTCCCACAAAATTCACCCTTGTTACGCGACAGTCTCAGGAAGTCATTTTCACACGAGTTTTCTAGCGAACGGCGAAACATAAACTCATAATCAAATCCGCAAATATTGTAGCCTATAATAATATCCGGATTCTCGTATTGTATAAGGCGCGTCCATGCAAGCAGAACATCACGTTCTGTTTTATACGTCTCGATCTCTGAATTTGCCACCTCGTCCTTCAATGGGTTGCAAGTGTCGAGAACGATACAATGGTTGAGATAGGGGCGTTTCTCGCCATATGTCATAAATGTCGATCCAATAAATGTAACCTTGTCACCTTCTACCGGCGGGAATATTTCCTGTAGAGATATATTAAGCTTGTTTATTTTTGTTTCGCGGTCTGTTTTATCCGCGGGTGACGTCAGAAGATGTATTACTGTCTCTTTTGGTAGTTCAACCAGGGTTTCAGAATATTTTGCCTTTTTTGATTTCTTTGTTGCGGCGGAGGCTTTCGGCTTTGCGCCTGCATATGCCATAAGTAAATCCGTAGCTTTTTTATCTTCATTGGGGTCGTTGTGGTTGTCGCCATCATCGCCCATACTATCATCACATTCCACATCAGTCTCTTCAATATCTACATATTCTTCTTCGATCGCGTCACCATCATTATCACCATCATCACCATCATCATCATCATCATCATCCCCGGCATTCGCATTATTGCTCTCCGATATTTTTTCAAACATTTTCTCAATCGTGTTAATATCCTTCAAAGCATCATTTACTTTAATATCGGGAATATGATATGATATCCATACATCAAATAATGCGGCAAGACGCTGCTCGGATACTTTAATCTTCGTATAGATTCGGTCTACATCGGGGTGTTCGTTTTCGCCGCCATATCCAAATGCTGTAAATATGAGTTGCTTCAAAAGAGCAGGAGTAATATGTTCCATTGCTTCTGCTCCGGCGGCGGCTCCAGTATTGCGACAAATGGCATCGCAAACGTCCACAATATTTGTAGCGAGTTTTTTATATGTTTTAATTGGAATCGGGAAATCGCCGTGACTACTGCTCGCCTCAATATCAAAACTACATATTTTATAAGGCACGATAGTTTCTTTTGCATTGAGTGGTATAATTTCCCGTGATGCTAATTCATACTCATACTTACACGTAGTTGTTTGTATGCCGCCGCCGCCGTGAATTTGTTTTGCGCGTTTCGTCTGAAAACCAATCCACCCCGATGGACTGATGTCGTGAACGTGGAAGAAGCGCAGAATCGGCGGAATATTTGATTCATATATTTCTGTCCTTGTATTGAAATATGTATAACCATCGCGGCGCAATACCTGCTTCCCTGCCTTGATTTGGAACCACATATTTTTTACTTTATTCATCGTCGCCACATTTTTGAATTTAATAAGAATGAACTTGTGCTCTTTGCCGCCGTCAAATCCATACAACTTTTTACGCCTTATGAGCTTGGATTCGACGTCTAAAATAGATTCCTGATAAAATTTACCGACTTTCTCTTTCAAATGCGAAATAAATGCCGATTTTTGGGGGATCGACCATTCGTCTCCGACCTTGATATAGAAGAATGGCTGATAATCGCGGACAAATATAGCACAGGTTTCGCCTTTCTCGTTTAGACCGAACATTTGAATCGTTGTGAATTTTTCATCCTTTTTGTATTTCTTCTCTCCATAGAGCTCATTCTCTCGTGATACCAAATGACCATCTGCGTCATCATTATCTGGACCAATGTCAGCGTCATCATTGTTGTCGCGCTTTTCGTCGAATATATTAAAATCAAATAGACGAAACGAAGTATCGTAATTTGTGATAGGTGGTGGTGAGATAAGTTCAGTTGTGGGTTTTGACATTGGAATTGTTCCTTACTTGTTGGTTTAATTGTATATCTCATTTAGCGTTTATTATGTTTATCAATTTTTTATAATAACCAATTGCGGTGGTAATTATAAAATAAATAGTGTATAACAATGTGCAACAATGAACACCAGTGCACACAAGTGCACAATAACGTAATTTAATTGTGCACGCAGTCTTTAACAACGGCATCCACGACTGCGGCATCGTTTAGTACAGCAACGCTTTTTGCCCTTGTGACAAGGGCAGGTTGAACGTTTGCAACCACCAGGGCAACGACAAGCGCGTCTACGGCCGTGTCTACGAGTTTTACGCGAACCACTAGAACGACGGCGTTTAGAACCGCGCTTTCTACGCCTTGAACCGCCAGACTGACTCATCATTTGTTTTAAATTATCAAATACACCCGCCCCACCTGATTGACCGAATAATTTTGAAACACTACCACCTTGCGAACTTGAACCTGAACAAGAAGACATTTTATTCTGATTTATATATTATAAATATATTATTATTATTATAAAATATAAAATGCCTTAATATTAGGTAAAATATTTAATATATTTTTTATATGAATTGATGTATATATTGTATTATCTGCGATGGCGATGCCTACGCGTATGTTTTCTGCGAGTATGATGAACGCGTTTATGTTTCTTTGAATATCCACGCCTGCGAATGTTACGCCTTGATTTACGACCTCCAATACGATTACCATAAGCATCATACTTAACGAAGGTTGTCGGGTTAACCACGGTCCCAGCCTGGTTGTATGATCTATCAGTAGGTTCCCACCTGTTTGTTACTTCATTATATTTATCCTATTTTCCAGTTGTAGGATTGGGATTATGAAGAATAGGTTCCTTATCCATTTTATATTAATATATAATATAATAATATTTTATATTAAATCAAATAAAATATAAACTGCCTAAATATTTTGTTAAATAATTATATTTATTAACGGGGATGACGCCTGTGATGTGTTTTTTTCCTTCGAATATGACGACTGCGACTGCGACTTATTCTATGGCTATATTTATGATAAGTTTTACGCTTTTTGTGAGCTGTTATTCTTCTTTTACGATAGCTGCCACCACCACCGCCACCTTTGTGTTTGCGAGGACTTCTAGAACTAGATCTACGAGGACTACTAGAACTAGATCTACGAGGACTACTAGAACTAGATCTACTAGGACTACTAGAACTAGATCTATGAGGACTACTGGGAACAGAAACCGCTTCAAAACTTAATGGTCCGGGTTGGGGATAAGCAGCAGAGGTAGAGGTAGAGGCAGAGGCAGATGTAGATGACCCCCATCCTATTGGAGAGTCGTGAGATGGTTCTTTAAATTCAAATTCCACCCAGCTACTTTTTGGCTCACGTAACCACTGTTGTTGAGTATTCGAATCTTGTCGTAACCATAACCATATTATTCCCGGGGCGGTGTTGTGTGCCCAGATGTATTCGTCACTATATGGAACAATGGTAGCTTTTCTAGTAAACTCCGGTGACCGATTTCTTACTAATATCTCGGGCATAAGTTCTGTCAATAACATTGTTTCTTTAATATTAGCATTTTTTAATAATAGGTTCTTTTCCTTCTCCGATATCGCTCTATTCATTTATTTAATTAATATATATTAACTGAATATATTAACTGAATATATTAACTGAATGTATTAACTGAATATATTAACTGAATATATTAACTGAAAAATATAATATTATTTTACCAGTATATATTATAAAATAAAAAATGACAAATTACAAAGAGTTTTTTATGGCATTGCGCACTATTGGTATTTTATACCTCTTTTATCTCCAGTTTATACACAGTGTAAATATTCCTATGTCTGTCATCTTGCTCCTTACAGTCGGTTCGCTTGGATTAGCATTATTCTGTAAATCCAAAAATACTTCTCAAGTTGTTAACCATAATTTATACAATTATGCGATATCTTTAGCTGGTATTTTTATTATTTTGAAACAGTATGCTTAAAAATTTATACGCGTATAAAATAGTTATACTGAAATCATATAATAAATATTATGATATATTATATGATGAAATTAAAAGATTTCGCAATAGTAATCCGAACAATAGGTATTATATGTCTTTTTGTATTACTAATAACTACCAACATAACTATTCCTGTCTATGTTATCGCAATGATTACTATAGGCTATTTATGCTCCGCTATTTCTTGTAATGCTAATTTATTCTCTCCTTCTGTAAAACATCATAAACTCGTTAACTACTTTATCGCATTTATGGGAATAGTTGTTATTGTGAAGCATTACTCCTCCGCTTTATAGCATTGTAACAGTCGCGCGGATGGATCCTTCTCTTCGCAAAACGGGTGTCGCCAAAAATAAGGGATTGTTTTTTCGCATCCAGTATATAACTTCTCAAAAATAGTTCTATAATAGAAACTCTCCTTATCATATGGCGCATTATGTAAATTCGTATACTCAATAAAATCGATATATTTTTCATATTCTTCATCGGTAACTTTTGTGTCAATATATTCACGAATAATCTGGAACCAACTTCTTTCATGTCCACTTACTCCGTCACTAAATGCCTCCTTTCTCCGCCATAAAATATCATCCGGTAAAAGTCCGTTAAACGCTTTTCGGAAAATATATTTCTCGATTCGCTCGTCGTCGAACATCTTGTATCGCGGCGGAATACTCATTACATATTGTAAAAACTTCTTATCGGCAAAAGGCACGCGTGCTTCCAGTCCAGCGCCACTAATGCTCTTATCCGATCGCAGCAAATCGAAATAACATACATCGCGAACCATTCGTTCATTTTCACGCTTAAAATCTTCATCATTTTGCGCCTTCATAAATCCGCGATACGACCCGAAAATCTCATCCGACATATCCCCGCAATAAATAACACAATCGTCCGTATTTCCATAAATATATTTGCTTACCAAATAATTCGGAATCGAAGCGCGAACGGATGTTGTATCATAGCTCTCGATTTGCTTAATCGTCGCCTCAATCGCGCCCAAAAACTCCTCTTCTGTAAGACAAACCTCGTGATGATTCGTGCCTAAGTAATCCGCCACTTTTCGCGCCCATAACAGGTCGGTTGCCCCCTTCATACCAATGCTATACGTATTCAAATCTTTTGCGGGCATATGGCGACACATAATTGCTACGACGGATGAACTGTCCAGCCCTCCTGAAAGAAGCGCACCTACTTTTCGATCACTCATAAGGCGTTTTACAACGGCTTCTTCGAATAGAGTGGCGATATTGGCACAAATATTTTCTTCGGTGCCTTCGATGATGGGGTAGTTATATACTCTTTCGATTTGTAATGTTGCGTTATCCTGTGAGATTGATACATTTTCATAGTAACTATAAAAATTTAAAAACGGAGTATTCGCATTGTCAAATGTCGCGCTTTTAGAATACATGGCATAACAACCGGGTGGAAATTGCTTCGCATAGGGGCGATAACACTCGCCAATAGCCTTTAATTCACTTGAAATAATCATACTGTTGCTATATGTATAATCATATCCTGAAATAAATAATGAGCGAACGCCTACTGGATCGCGCGCAATATATGTTGTTGCTGTTTCATAATCGTGTAAAACGAGGGCAAATACACCATCAAGACGCCGCAACATATCGCGTATACCTATTTTTTTATAGAGATGAATAATAATCTCGCAATCCGACTTGCTTTTGTATTCATTTTCAAGACCATATTCAGCAATAAGGGCACGAAAGTTGTAGATTTCGCCGTTACAAATAAGGCGACAGTTTTTGATGAAAAAGGGTTGGTTACTTTCAGGCGTTTGACCATTAATCGCAAGACGATGGAATCCCCATATAGACGTGTAATTTTTCTCCGGTTGAGGGTCATTTAGAAAAGAACTGTTGTCTGGACCGCGATGAACCATACTGCTGAAATCATTTTGAAATAATGCTAAGTCGGATAACTGCAGCTTATTATGTTTTTTGGTAGTAGAATCAGTATCTTGTAAAAAACGCTGAACGTAGAAAATGCCACACATTGAATTATTATGCGATTTTTATGCTAAAATGTAGGAACGTAGGAACGTAGGAACTTATGAACGTAGGAGCTTATGAACGTATAAATGTGTGAATACGTGAATGAGTGATTGGATATATTATAGTATTTTGTTGTCTTTAACCCATTTTTAAAATAAAATAACGTTAAGAATTAAAATAATAATAAATAAATAGTATTAAATTATATTATAATATAATATAATAGCTATATAATAACTATATAATGTCATATGCTTCGTCTGCTTATACAAATAATAAAATGTATGGCGTTGTAGATAAATTGTTTATATGCCAAAATGAAAGAATAGATGCTTTAAACAATAGAATATCATCGAGAAATATTCCTTCCGCACCGCTTCAGCCTTTTTATTACCAGGTTCCTGTTTCTACTAAATACGGATATATGCCTATTTTAGACCAAAGTAAACCGGCAACTGTTCCTTTGAATAGCTATCCCATATATAGCCCTCATACTACATTTAATCCTGGGAATAATATGGCGCCTTGGTCTGGGTTTTCCAATAATGTGAATATAGAATCGAATCTTCGTAACCAGTTTTTTGCCTTACAAGATTGTGAACAGTCCGAATATGTTCCATCTTCATCTAGCGACCTTTATAAAAATTATATTCCTCCTAAGCCGATTAAACAACCTTATCCTGGATTATTTAAACGTGAGGTGTTTGATCATTATAACCCTAATGTGAACAATTTAGGGAAACATTTTTTTAATAATACTACACGTAATGATATTAAGAATGTTGTTCCTGAATGCGAGAAACAGTTTTATAACGAATAATGCACCGAGTGCCGAGTGCCGAGTGTCGAGTGTCGTATATCTGATGTCTGACATTTAGTCATTAATATTATTATTATTATTCATTCGGGTTTAGAATAATAATATTTTTTAATTTGTCATAATAATGGAAACAAAGGATATAACTAATACCAGTAGTATCGATACTACCGATATAGCAAATGTAATGAAATATAATAATTGCGATATTAAATTTAACTCTATCGATTATCTTACTTTGGAGATAATGGCAAATACAGAATCATATAACAAATTTTTGAAAAAAAATAATTTAGATCACGACTCTATATTAAAGAAGGATAAACGATTTTATAGAAAACGTATTATATCAATGACAAAGGATATTTTATTTAATAATAATTCAGGACACGATGAAGTGATTTTAAATGCGTTTAATACATATGCCAGAGTATGTATTTCTTATTTTAAATTTAAAGATACAATGGATACTATCCAAGGTGAATATACAAATATGAATATAGCTGATGGTGTCGGCGCCGATGCTGATATGACAGATATTGATCTGGATATAAGCGAAGCAAATAAGTTTTTTATGAGACAAATAGAAAAGAAAGTATTGACACTTGATAATTTCGTAATAAAGACAGCTCCTCCACCAGATGAAATGGTAGTTCCTCAAACAAAAGATTTTAATTTAAAAGATCCCAAATATAAAAAGAAGGATATAAAAAAGTTTTCTAAACAGAAGTCCGGTTTAAATAATTTTGCACCAGATGGTATAAATGTTATAATTAGCAAAAAAGATAAGAGTGAAATAGAATTATCTATTGATGCTGCTTTGAATACTTAGATTATTAATTTATTTTTAGTTTCTTTTTATTTTTTAGTTTCCTTTTTTTATTTTTTAGTTTCCTTTTTTATTTTTTAGTTTCCTTTTTTATTTTTAACTGTGTATATATATATACGTATTCAATACGCTACTTATATATAAAATTATTTATAGATGAAGTCTAAAAAAATACAATCTATTTTAGAATTTGCTGAAAATACGAGTTTCAATGGAGATAGTAAAAAAAGTAAAAATAAAGCGAGTAAAAATAAAGCGAATAAAAATAAAGCGAGTAAAAATAAAGCGAGTAAAAATAAAGCGAATAAAAATAAAAAATACAGAGTAAACAAAACAAGAGTAACCCAGCTCAGAAAAACAACCCGTAAAACCAAAAAGAATTTACGTAGGCGTGCTACTGTTATGAGAAAATCACCTCATCATATTCGCAAGGTTGTTGACGAAGATGAAGGTATTCAGCGTCATCCGGACGGTTTTATAAAACTAAAATGTAGTCCTAAGATCCAAGAAAATGATTTCACATGTTATAGCAATGAATCATTAATGAAACTGAAATCTTTATGGAATGCTCGCCATCCCGACGTTATTATATCTTCTAATGAACCAAAAGAAATTTGGGAAGCATTGAAGAGGCATTTAAAGAATGTATGTAATAAAGAGTCGTGTTGGCTAAAACAAAACTTCGCGTCTACAGGTGTAGACAAGGAAATGCTTAACTATACTTTTGCGCCCAAAAGCCCAGATGATTGGAAAAAGAATCCGAACGAATGGCTCAATAGTATCGACATTGAAAATGTTATGAAACAATATGAAAAAGAGTTTCCTTTTTTCGATTTTATAGGAGCAGCACCTATTGACTTTGACTCTCCGAAAATGTATGGCGAATGTGTATGGGAAGAGTTGTGTCATTTTGATTTGAATATTTCTATACGCAATGGGAAAAAGAAAGTCGGTTTTGTTTTTAATACAGATCCGCATTATTTATCCGGTTCACATTGGATATCTATGTTTGTAGACTTGTCGCGGAAGTTTATATTCTTTTTTGATAGCACGGGCAATCCTCCTCCCAAAGAAGTGAAACGGTTAATAAAGACTATAACGCAACAAGCCAAAGCAGCAGGAATAGAACTAAGATATATACAAAACAGTAAACATCATCAAAAAAAACCGACCGAATGTGGTATGTATGCCCTTTTTATGATTATAAATCTACTTCGAGATGTTATGAAACCGGAGGATTTTATCGTTGATATATTTCCTGACGAAGAGATGGAAAAGTTCCGTCACAAATATTTTAATAAGGATTTGTAACACACGATGAGGGAACGGGCGGTGATACAACAATATTACAATTTTCTATAGTTCTTGTGCCCCTTGACCAATTATAAAAATGATACATTTGTAGGTTCGATATACTTTTTAGGTTTTCATTAAAACTGACAGGATCTGATTCTCCGACTTGATGTATTCCGACGGTTTGAATCGAGTCTAACTTATATATATTTTTGCTCCTATCTTTATAAGAGTTAATCGATACTACAGTTAATATTTTATCTGGTAAAACGTCTTCTGTCGGATACTTATTGTCTAGTGTAGTTGCCCATATATTACAAAATCCAAATATATCGATATCGCTATGACTATCTATATATTTTTTTAATGTTAGGTCGATGTCGTATCCGTCTTTGTGATCGTCTGTCCGGAAGGGTATGTGTAAATATTCATCCAGATCACAGGATATCATATATTCTGATGAACTCTTACCGTATCTATATATGGCGTGATGAATTTGTGCAGGTTGAGCGTGATGCGGGTATTTAAATGTGCGAGGATTCCAATAATGAAAATTCCATTCTATAAGTGTTACGATGTCACTACTATATTTTGCAAAAAAATCTTTGATTTGTTTGGTTATGACTCCATTGTAATACATATAAAAATGGGATACGCCTTGAGATTTATAGTAATTGTAAAAAAGGGGGAAAATAGTGTAGTCATTTTGAAATAATGTTGCTAATGTTAGAAAATGTTGGCGTGGTGTTGGCGATAATGGCGATGTTGGCGATGTTGGCACTATAATATGCAATAGTGTATATGTTTTCGTAATTTCACAACATGTAACTTCTACTTCTATTTCTGATGCTACTTCGCTCTCCATACTGGGAACATTATATATATAAATTAGGGCTGGTTCATTTGAGTCTTTTACAAATGACTCTGATAAGGATAGCTCACTATTATTTACTATGATTGTTATTTGTAAAGGGTTTGCTGGTTTATTGTAGATAGGCATAATAAGATATATTTTATTATTCTTGTAAAAAATATCAAAGAACAATAAACGTGTATCGGTAATATAGAAACTATTTGGTATGTTAGTGTTGATAATGTTATTCGATATATTCATAATATTTTAATGTTAATTTTAGTTATATTTATATTATGAATAATGAAACTATTTTTAATATATTTGATTGGATTAATAATTAAATTATACCAACGGGCATTTTAAATAGGCACTTTATAACTCATATCCTTTTATATGTAGCGATGCGTAACAATCTGGTGAATAATGACCTGCTCTGCCACAACGATAACAAGCACCACCCTGTTTCACAGAATTCTGTTTTACACTATTCTGTTTTACATAACTTGGTTTCTTCTGTTTATCTTTACACGATTTTTCGTGAACCATACACCCGAATTGAGTAGTAAAGGTTCTATTACAATATTCGCAACCCCATTCATATTCTTCGCTGGAATCTTCAAACTCTATTTTCTTTCCAGAAACTTCTGTTGTTGCATAGCAATCTTTCACAAAATGTCCTGCTCTTCCGCATTGAGTACATAAATCTTTTGCTGCCCAAATCTCCATTTTCAGTGCCTCTTTATGAAACTCACTCAATTCTATTTCCACATAGGATCCGCCGCGCACATTATCAATCCCATATTTTAACATATATTCTTTTGTAATTTTGTCTTCCTCAAACGGAGAAGCATTCTCTATTGTTTTTTCAAGAGAAATAGGTTTGTATTTTCTTGTCCAAGAAGAACCACCGCCATTCATATGTTGCTGATATCTGTTTATAACATCCTCGCTTTTTCCAACATAATATTTTCCACCCTCAAGGCGAAGTATATATATGTTCGTCATATAAGATAATATTAATTATTATTTAAGCGTCTACTATGTTCAATTTTTTGAATACAAAATTGCCCGTTAAAAATGCCCGTCGGTCTAAAAGTAATTCCAAGTTAATAAATTAACTATAAATAAAAACTAAAAAATCATATTAAATAAAACATCATCATTAATATAATCGGTTGTATTCCACAAGATGTCCTTTTATGAATTTACAAAGAACGACAATAAAAGTATTATATGGGGTCTATTACACGAAGGTGGTGTTTTCAAGGATTTGCCAAATACTCAAGTAGAAAATGTTAAAAAACAATTCGAAAATACTATCCTTTCTATGAAGCCAGAGTTTGATTTATTTTTTGACAAGAACGACGAAGGTGATGATGACTATGATCAAAAAGCGGCCGAAATGATTACGAATAGTAACAAGGCTGTTATTAGAAAAATGGTAGAGCAGATTAGTGTATTGAAAGTGAAACGACCTGTGCCGTCACAGGCCCTGGCTCAAAAAGTTGCGACAGTAAACTTACCTGTTCCTCCGCGTATTGGAGGAGGAGGAGGAGGTTCGGTTAGTGCGAATGGAATGCCAACTAAAAAACCCAAAATAGAAGAAATATATCGCGCCGATGATTTACAAAAAAATAGAATGTCTGAACTAGAAATACGTCTTAAAGAGAAGCAATCAGAGATGGACAATATGTTGAATAATAAAAAACCGGAGCAGATCGATTTTACCGATAAAAGCGTATCTGATGATAAATTATCTAGCAATGAGATGGAGCGTTTATTGGCAGAAGCATTGTCGTCTCGTGAACGCGAATTGGATACATTAGTTCCTACTCCTGGTGATAAAGTAAAGTTACCGGAATCTATTTCATCCAGCGTCCGTATTGCTACTCCTAAACGCCCTCAAGAATCTGTGAAAAAGAATGTGTCTTTTAATGAAACCGAAAATGAACAAATTGTATATTCTAGTGATGTAAATATCGGCGTGGAAGTGAATGGGGCTAAAAATGTTGATGAAAATATGAATGAGAATGGGTTATCATTTTTAGCAAAACTTAAAAAGTCTTCGGGTGATGTTCCGACACCGTCATCGCATACCCGGCATTCATATAATACAACCCCGCTAGATGATATTATGGCGTCGGGAGGGATGGATGATGACGATGAATGCGATGAAGGCGGGAGGGATGATCGGAACCTGGAGATGAGAATTTTTGAGAGACGAAAAACAGATGAAACGGCAAGCGCGGGAGAATCTCATAAATTAAATGAAAAAATCAATATTATTCAAAATGAGTTACAAAATATTAAAAGAATTCAGGATAGGATATTGAGTATTTTAGAAAGTAAAAATAATCTGTGATTTAGTTAATGTTTAGATATGAAATATTATATTTTAATATATATATTAATAGTATATATATTTACAATGACGCGTTATTCTGTTAAAAGAGGTCGACGTATTAAAAAATATAAAAAAAGTCGAACAGGTAGAGGTAAAGGGCGAAGAAGTATTAGGCGGTGTAAAACAAGAAAACCGAAAATATTTAGAAAGGCAAAGAGACATACTGTTAGTAAGAGAAGGAATATGGTGGGTGGTGTGTGTGAAGGATATAATTTTAGGGTTACATCTACAGACGTCTCTAGTTCTAAGCAGTTTAAAGATATACTTACAAATCAGGAAAAAACACTAACACTAAAACTAACACTAATAGGATATTGTATTGCTTTCGTAACCAGACTCGATGGAATATTAAATGCAGACAATAGACCCGAATATCTGGTTTTTTTTAGGTATGCTGCTGATGGTGCTGCTGATGGTGCCGATAATATTGTAATTGTACGTGCTAAATGTCCAATTGATATCACAAAAATTAATTTTCAAACTTCAGGTTCTGACTATACTCCATTAATTATTGGTGTATTAAAAGTTTCATTAAATGCAGGTAATTTTAAAAAACAGGATGGTTATGAAATTCCTTTAGCAGCTGTCAACAAGTTGCTGAGTAAGTTACACTGTAGAAGTAGTATGTCTGAACCAGTTACATCAATGTTTAATTCTTATGTAATTATATCTACTAATGGTTCTTACCGTATTGTTGTTTGTAATGTCGAGAATAGCCCATTTACGCCAACATTTATACCATTAAATACCACACAAAATAAATCCACCAATATTAGTAAATTACTTGAAAATGTGGTAAATTTAGAAAAGGTTAATGATTATCCTGTAAAGGGCTTTTTTAGAGTTCTGCCGGAACTACAGTATCCTAGTATTGCTTATCATATTACAGAGGAAGAAGCTATGAAATTACAAAGCACGGTTGACGCTCTACGTGGATACCAAACCCCGAATGATTCACCAGAAGCTCGAGAAG